CTTCCTTTGCAGGGTCTAGACTCGTCTGATAATGTTTTGACCAATCATTTACGAAATTACCAAATGCAGAGCTAGCAGCTAAAGCACCTACTGCAGCTAACTTACCGAGTTTACCTTCTTCAATAACGAATTCGTTAAATGTTTGCATACTATTATTTATAATTAAACGAATCGTTCTATAAAGTACTTCGGTAGTTTAGTCTTATTCCGAATAATAGCTTCATATACACCTGCATCTAAAATATATGTTTTACAATGGTCTTGTTTACTTCGTATACCTCTACCGCATTGCTGTACGACATTACTCAACATCTTATTTGAATACCATGCTTTATCTAATTCAAATAACTTCTTAATTCTATTATCACCTAACGGTAAGTATGGTGCCTTAATTACTATTTGAAATCTAGCTAGATCATCCTTTAAATCAATACCTAAACCTAATGATGGGCTTACTAACACAGTCGGGTTTTTACTCTTTGAATGCTCTCTTAATATTTCTTCATTTCTTGTTTCCTTATCTCTATATAGAAAGCGTCTACTCTTTAAATTGTTTTGTAAATATGAAGCAATAAATCCAGTATGGGTATGTATAATACCTTTTTCAAATTCATGCTGGTTACATATCTCTTCTATCTGCTTTACAATCTTAGGTAGAGTCTTTTTAAGATTATAGTGATTAATCTTTTGCTTAGTATTGATATAGATCGGAGCCTTTTGAGGGTCGAAAGTACTATCAGACTCCACATATTCATATTCTTTTATACCTAAGCTCTTAGCAAAATGCTTATGATCGATAATAGTTGCAGACATTAATAGTACATTATCTGCATACTTAAAGATATACTTGGACAATACATCTACCTTTAACGGCATTACTCTAGCTGTCTTACCATCTCGTTGCACAACATACTCACACTCTTCCCATGTTTCAGTTATTAGATTCAAACTCCTATGAAGATTTTTTAAATAACTTAACTTAATATTTTCACTATTACTAAGTTGTATATTCTTATTATTACCTTTATTAATTAATGTATTAATATACTCACTAATTTCTAATATACAAGAACATATCCATTTATATATAGCATCTTGTTTTTCGGAATATAAACTCGGTACCTTAACACCTAATAACTTTAATCGATCAGGGTCAATAAAGACTGAGTATTGTTTTACTATTTCATCTTCAAGTTCAGATGCTTCGTCGCATATAATAAAGTTTTTACGTTTTACATGCCCAGGTAAGGCTAAAAACATCTTATAATTTAATACCCCAAACTTATCAACCAATCCTCGATTTCGGTCATTATGGTAATTACACTTATGAGCTTTTCTATGTTCATCTAATACCTTACGAGGCATGACAGATGTCTCCATTTCAACATCAATATCAGGGTTTAGAGTACTCATATAATTACTCTTACCTTTCATTACTATGCTATCGTCGAATAACTCTAAGTACTGATCTTGTAATGATTTAGTTATAGTTAATGCGAATGCACCACTGGATGGTTCATCGAGACATTCAGGTTCATTAGTATAATTGCCAACGTTATCCATTTTAAACGCATCATAACTATTAATTAATTCTTTAAATATACCGGTAGATTCATTCGATACATTAGCAAGGGTTTTCGATATAAAACTCTTACCACTCCCGGTAGGTGCACTACATATTACAAATTTATGACCCTTACTAAACGCGTGTTCAATCTTTTTAATTATATTAACTTGCTGCGTACTTGGATTATAACCGTCAGGGAATTTATTAAGATATCGGCTCAGCATATAGCCAATTATATATCAAACAGCTGATAAAACAACTATGTTATTATATAATTTACTCTTCTTATTACTATTCAACACTTTAGTTTTAAAATTTACAAACTCATTATTTTTTGCAAACTTTTCAATTCTATAATCAAAAATTAAATGTTTATGACCAACACTATTCTCAAATGGAAACGGTATTTCATATGATTTTAAATCACCTTTTTCATTTTCTAGAAACAAATTAAAGTAAAACTCTTTCACTTTAAAAAGTTTCAATTTACCCTTTTTTATTGGCTTTTCAGGTTTAACGTATATAACAATATCACGGAGTAATAGACCCGTTAAATCTTTTTCTATATTTTCAAACTTCATGTACCCATATACCTTCTCTTTTCATCCGCGGACATTGGATAAATATTTTCATTAAAATATTCAAAAAATTCATTTTCAGGTATAGTATTAATTATTTCACAACTATCCATGCTCACCATTCTCCACCCTTGCATCATAATATCCCATACAGGTAAGAGATTCTTACTTATCGGATTATACTTTGGAGGACCAGATGGTGGTTTATAATTTAATGTAGTTCTACCATTAACACTATTAAGTAAACTTTCGTCAAGGGTACATAGCATTCTTCTCTGAGAACTATCACCTGGCTTCGGTCTTCTTTTCTCGAAAATTATTTCACATACATTACCTTGTAAAGTGTTTCTAAGACTCGTCAGATTTGTTTTCATCTTTCTTTTTAGCTATACCAAACAACCTATTTTCGTTTAGGAAAATACCTTTCTTAAGTAAACCGTGACCTGATATATCAGCGTTACCGATACCAACACCTAGATTATTTGGAAATATGACTATCTCACCTTTTTTAACGTACTTACATTCCGGTCCAGCGAGAATTACCTTTCCTTTTCTCCATGCTCTTTGAACTGAATTAGTTGGAATATAAACCCCTCCTCTCATTACAGCATCTCCTTGACCATCAGATACTTCGTCGATAAATTCAACTAAAATGATATCATCGAATAGGAAACCGAGTTCGTAATCTTGATCAATTAAACCGTCTAAGGAATTATTATGCGAGTCGACTAAGTCGATTAAACTTCTTTTCGGAGCGAGTACGTCAATGTTTGCTTCTGCCATATAACTATTTACTTATAAAATTTTCTAATTCAACAAGTTGTTTATATTCTTTCTGACTATAAAATTCAGGTATCAATTGTATCTCTTCTTTAGTCTTTTTTTCCTTTTTTATTTTTTTCAAATAATTTAGTTTTTTGAATTTTAATCTAGGGAAAACAGAGTAAACATAATTAAACTGAGATATTTTATCATCAAACAAATTCCAATATTTATTAGTGGTTTCGTTAACGTATTCATTCATCTCTTTTGAATACATACTCGTCCATCTATTAACCATAAATAAATTGAATTGCGACTCATCATCACAATTCATATCTATCTTCTTCTTACTAAATAGAATACTATTTAAGTATTGAAATATTGTCATAGTCTATCGAGCTGTTCTAATATCATTTTTTTAGCTACAGATAACGCTGCTTCTCGACTTACAAAAGAGTTTATTGACTTTTCTTCGTTATGAGATTTAAATCTTTGATACTCCCAAGCTACATCACTGTGTAACATTTCAACAACGACTTTAATTTTATTTTCTATTTCTTCCATTATAGATTAATTTTAGTTGTAGCAATAAACATATCATCATTTATAGCATAAAATAAATCAATTACATCCTGCATAAACTCCTGAGCTTGCTCATCAGTTAGTTTTGTACTATAAGCAAAATTAGGAGCTTTAGGACCAGCATTTACATTAATACCAGTATGACCAATAGCAACATTATCCTTTGAATAAGTAATACTCACGCTACATTTACCAACGGTTTGTAAGCTGCCATCACTACCTTCAAACTCATCATGTACCATTAGATCATCACCATCTACTTCAATAGGCTTCTTAATATACTTAGAAGATAAAATATTAGCAATCTGAGTATTTAAAAGTCGCTGATACGCTACAGCACCAAATTTATCCAAGTTAGGAATCTCCCAACAGAAGTTAATAGCATCATCACTTGCAATATAATCGTTTTGAAGTACATCTTCTTGATCGATCATACCATCGATATCGACATTCATATAACCTCTAAAAGCTATAATATTTCCAATAGGTAGAGTTTTCTTACGAAAGAAGTTATATGCAAAACGTTTATGAATTAAATCACCATCATAGTTAAGATTCTTAATAATCATACATTAATTATAGATTATTATATTAATTTATCAAGATATTTCTTTTGAATATTTCTTCTTTAAAAGTGTCAAATAGATTATTATCATGATGAGCATCCCAATTATCATCAATCCCCACCCACGAGTGAGGAGATGTAAAATTAAAATGGTATATATCGTCTATTTTTTTATATAAAATATTTTTACCACCACTGTCTTTAGTTATTAATATAATATTAAAAGGTTTATTGTATTTTTTAGTTATGAATTTTTTAAAACTATTACACTTTTCTATAATTTTTTTTAGGTTATAATTCTTACCTTCTCTATAATAATAAAATAAATTTACATTTTCATCATCTTCTAGTTTATTTTTTAATCTTAACGTTTTACGTATTATGGAATCTTTTTGTTCTTGATTAAAAGCATCATAATGAAAGAAAGAAAAAACTGGCCAAGAAAAAATATTATCTCTATCAATTGAATATTTTTTATTTACCCATTTAGAATGACTAATATTATGATTAGGGTAATACATATAATTCATAAATTCAAGATATTCTTCATTTAAAATATTATTAAAATCGTCATCTATCAAGTCATAAACACCGTCAATAGTAGCTAACATATTATCAAATAGTTCATTTTTACCTTCAGTTATGTTTAATCTACGTAGTTGGTATGATAATAGACATGTTTCTCCTATTATTAAGTTATGCATTAAAATCCTTTACCTCCTCGTTGGGTAGGGTTATCCCAACCGATATGTTTGCATGCAGTATTTTCTAAACGAACTGCTTTATAATTAAATTTTTTTGTATGTGTTGATGCTTGCATTTCATCTTTAAATTCTGCAAAACCGTTAGGAAACATTTTTTGAATATCAGATTTACGTCTCAATCCTGGATTAAAACTAAAACCAGTCCAACAACCTCTCCAGTTATTATCTAAAAATTTATAACCTACATTATCACTATAATTTAAATCTCCGATAGTTGTATGTGGGTCGTCACTTTGATGTCTAACATGTACTTGATATATATCTTTATGTTTTTTTAAAATTGATAATGAATCTTCTATGTAAGATGTGGAACTATTATCAAAAAGCCAATCTTCTTCTAAATGAAAAATATATTCATTTTTACATTTTGCAAATAGTTTATTTAAGGATTTTCTTTGACCAATATTTTCTTTATTTACTATAATATCACACATTTTACCGTATAATTTTTTTATTTCATTACTATAACTTTCATCACCAGAATCATCGATAATTATAAATTCATCGATTGGGTACCTGTTAGTAGATATAAAAGAATTAAAAGTTTTTTTTAAGAGATCTAATCGTTTATAGTGGGTTAATGTTACTGAAATATTATCCATTACTTAAAAATTCATATATATTGAGCAAAAAGGATGTTTTTTAATATAATCTACCAGTTGACCTGGTTGTATATTTTTATCATTATCGGATATATATATATTTCTACATTTTTTAAAAATATTTTTAAAATTGTCAATATTTTTATTATTCCACCAATCATAATGAAATGATAAAAAGACCTCCCATTTTTCTTGTTTAAATAAATTAATAAACCATCTAAACGCAGGTAACTTTAAATTTTTTTTACTTTTAAAGTTAAAGTTAACATTATGTGCTTTTATATTTTCCATATTAAATTATTTTTGCACTCCTTGCTAATATATCATCAAATTCATCTTTTTGAGTTTTTTTATCCCATGTATAATGTATACCTGCACCGGTTTTTTGATTAAAATTACTCATTCTTTTAGCAAACATTTTATGCCTATCTTCTCTATATTTAAATCCTAAATTTTTGTAATGAAGCATGTTTAATTCACTTTCTGCAGGATTTACATTACCTGTTTCATCATAAAATCTTCCATTATGTATACCGAGTTCAAAGTCCGTCCTTTTAATTAAATTTGGATTAAAAATTACTGGCTTGCAATAAAATTTATCATATACTCCTCGTTTAATTTGTTCTGTTATACTAATACCACTTTTAGGAAATTTTTCACTAATCATGTTATAACCTGTAGGTCTATGAACCAGGTGATCAGTATTTTCTAAATACTTAACAATATCATCCTCATGATATATTAATTCATCTGTATCTACAAGCATTACGTAATCACTAGTATCATCCTTCCAGCATGAATTTTTTATTTTAACATACATACTATCGTCTAGGGAATTACCAGTTTTAACACTATATATGTTTTTAACCAACGGATGTTCTTTAGCTATTTTAACTGTATTATCAGTAGATTCGTTATCATAAATAACTATCTTAGAAGCAAATTTACTGTAGTGGTCAAGAAAAAACGGTAACATCTTTTCTTCATTATATGTAATTGTATATATTGTTATATTCATTAATTATGGACGTATAAGGTTTGAGGTATTTTTAAAATAGTAAGTTTTAGATTTTTTAATTCAGGTATTGCTGCTTCCACAAACTCCCAATCCGCGGCGAAACTTCTAAATTTAAATCCTATTTTTTTTGCTAATGTTGTTAAGGTCGCAAAACAGCCGATATCGATGCAACTACTTTTCATTTCCGCGTTAAAATACTTATTATATCGTTTTCCTTCTCTCACATGATCTAAAACAAAATCACAAAATATAAAACCAGTATTTTCAGTTTTTTTATCAGCGTTATCAAATTGTTCAATAAAAATAGGTACATAATAATTATCAAAACCAGTCATAATAGTATATTTACAATCTGACTGTAATAAACCAAATTCTCTTGGAGTATGACCGAAGTCATTATATCTTGTATCGAGACAATAATAAGAAAAGTTTTTATGATTAAAATATTTTAATAATTGTTTTTCAGTTTCTGGTTCAGGACCATCAGACACTAAAGTAATGTGATATTCATTACATGTTTGAGAGAGAAAACAATTTATAAAAACTTCAAGTTTTGTACCGCCTTTAAATGTAGGAGCTACAATATGAAATTTTTTATCGTTATCGGGACTATATTTACTAATTAATTTACCGTTCATCACTTATTCCATTTTTTATGAAAAGTTTTAATTTGGTCTTCCATCATATCGCGTTTTTTACCATCTGGAATAGTACTGTAAGACTGGCTCACCATATGATATACCTTTGAGTTAGTTATTAATACATTTTTAATATTTTTATCTTGTAGTGTAAATGAAAGATCGTTATCTTGATACCAAAATTTGAACCTTTCATCGAATAATTCACATTTATCAATAGTTTCGCGTTTTAATACTAAGCACCATCCTGTAATTTCAAAAGATGTTCTATAACCTTCATAAAAATCTTTTTTACCGTCAATTATTTGACCTGATTGAGCTGAAAGTTTTTCTTTAGCTTTATGCCAATTAGGTTCATATGGGCAAAACATACCATAACCCGGGTTTTCATTATTAAAATCAATTATTTTACTAAACCAGTTTTGGGTAAAAATAACATCATTATTTGCGATAATAATCCAATCACTCTTACATTCTTTCAAGCCATAATTTAGAAATTTATTATAATTAAATTCTTCATCTTTAGTTATCACTTTACAATCATGGTACCAAAAACCTTCATTTTGATATTTTGAATTGCTCTCAACTATTATAATATTAAAATCGATACAAGAAGTCTGATAGCCAGATTGCGACATACGTAATGTATTAATAGCCCGTTGTGTATTACCATACTGTTCAATATTAACAGTATTTGATAGAAAAATTATATCAGCTTTCATTTTTTAGTTTTTTTAATAGTTGTTTAATTTCTGCTACGCTAGTGTCTGGTACACAACCTTGCCAAGCAGGCATGTAACCGTGTTTATTTTTAAATATTTGAGCACTTTCCATAATTTTTTGTTGCCATTCATTACCTCTTCTTATAGATGAATTATCTTCACTACAAGCTTGTTCTTCAATATAATCTAAACTATTAGCAATATCTGACCACCACCAATAAGGTGTACTATATTCAGCTTTTGCTAATCTATAAGAATGTTCAACATGTTCAAAATTATTTTTATCAAAATCTTCATCAAATAAACCAACATTATTCAAACATTCTTTAGTATAAAAGCAAACAGCGCCTACACACCCTTGATTTAAAGCAATCTTCGTGTCACCGTAATCAATAACTATACGAGGTTTTGGTTTACCTTTACTAATGTTACCTTTATTAGCAGGTCCATGATATGCAAACATCATATGGTGAATACCAGTTTTTTTATGTGCATCAATATAAGCTTGGAATGCATTATCTTTAAAGTGCATATCATCTTCTACAATAAAAATATAATCACATTTTTTTGCCAATAATTCTTTAAATAAAATATTTTTACTTTTACATACCCCTAAGTTCTTTTTATTATTAATAATTATATTTTTATTAGCAGAATATTTGATTGGTAAATCGCCGTCATTTACCACAATTAATTCATCATACCATTCTTTTTGTATACTATTAATACAATTAGTAAAAAAGCTATTTCTATTACACGTTACAATACCTATTCCAATCTTTGACATTATATATATATTATAATAAATAATTAATATGTCAAGCACCGAATTTAGTATAAAACAATTACCCCAGGTAACAGAAATTAATAATAATGATTTATTATTAGTTCAAACTACTAACGCAACAAATACATTAAAATTTGAAAATTTTGTCGTTGGTTTAGAAAATACAACTTTTGCCCCTACTATTTCAGCTAATGCTACCGATATTGATTCAATTAGTAGTATTATTAGTGAAACATTCTTTGTAAAGGAAAATACGTTAGGCGATGGACCTAATATACTTAGTAATGATACTACAAGTCAGGAAAATTCAGCTTTCGATACTAGAGTATTACCTATTGATATTATGCAAGGTGGTCAACTAAGAACGTTTTACTTTTTACTCTCTGCAGTTACTTAGTTAGATCATTCATTTCTTTGATCTTTTCTAGCTGCTCTTTAAATTCATCTTCATCCTTCTTTGAAAGGTCTTGAGATTCAAGCAGCTTTTCCATCATATCTAAGCTTTCTAGGTTAAAAATGTCCGACTTACCGTCGCCGCCGATTAAATCTCCTTCAGCATCAATATATAATTTAATCATACCCACACGTTCTTCTTTAGAACCAAATATTTCAATTAATGCTGGTGAATCGTCTCTTGGAAAAAACGGGTTATCCTGAGGATGTTCATGATAGTGTCTTTGCAATACTTTAAAAAAGCTATCTATTTCTTGAATATATTGTTTATCAGTTTCTCTAAAACCATCTTCTTCAATATCAATTTTATTAAATTTAGTTATAGGTATAAAAAAGATAATATCTAAGTTTGTTAATGCTTCTCTAACAATAGGTATACATTCATCAATAAAATCTTCATCGATATCACTATCTTCTTGACTCATAGCCCACATTGAATAAACTAAGTTATCTAAAGGACATCTATCAAAAATAACTTTATCACCCTTTTTAAATTCCTTCAAGGTATCTACCATATAGTCGAGGATTGCTTTCTGTGATTCTTTTGTCGTTTTTTTACTATGAGGTAAACTTTTTTCATTTAAAATATCTCTATACGTCTTTACTTCACGCCCATACATATCCCACTCCTGTAAGAAGTCTTGTATTAACGTACTTTTACCAACATTTGCTGTACCACAGATTGCAATTCTCATATACTATTATTTTATAATAAAAATTTGATATATCAAGTCTCTATACTATAATTAATATATGATAACGTTTGATGAAAAGTCTCATACTTATAAATGTAGTAAGACTGGTAGAGAATTAATATCGGCAACTACTCTAATAGGTAAGTATAAGAAACCATTTGATAAAATGGAAAATGCAACTCGAGTAGCTAATAGAGAAGGTTTAGATGTCGATTTTGTATTAGATATGTGGGAAAAGGAAAAGAATAGAGCTTGCGATTACGGTACTAGTATTCATAAAGTCATGGAAGACTATTTAACTGAAGGGGTTCAAGAGGAAGAGCATGAATCTTTATATTCTTCGTTTAATAAGTGGAAACATATCTTTAAGAAGTTTCCTACTTTATTATGTGAAGAAAAACTACATGATTTAGATAATTTTATTGCAGGTACAGCAGATTTAATTTATGAAAACAAAACCCATTTTATGATTGGAGATTTTAAAACTAATAAAGCGTTTAATTTCTTCTCTCCTTATAATGAGTTTATGCTTAAACCAATGGATCATTTAAGTGTATGTGAGTTTAATACATACGGCTTACAATTATCGTTATATGCTTATTTGCATGAAAAGAGTTCAGGTAAAAAATGTACAGGATGTGTAATATTCTATAAAGATAAAGAAAATAAGTTTTACCCAATTAGAGTTAACTATATGAAGAATGAAATTATTGCATTAATTGAAGATTACAATAATCCCAATTCACTATCTTCAAAAATTGCTTAATATACTTCTCTCGATCCGGTCCGTACTTCTTATAATATGCATGCTCCCATACATCAATTCCTAAAATAGGAGTGCCGTCATCAAACATAAGCGGGTTATCTTGATTATCTGTTTGTATGATTTTTAATGTATTGCCTTTCTTGATAAGCCATACCCACCCTGAACCGAAGTGTGATTTAGCTTGTTCTGTAAATTCTTTATAGAAGTTCTCTACTGTTTTATACTTTTTCTCGATGGCATCTTTTACTTCACCGGATATTGTTTTTTTATCTGGAGTCATCATATTCCAGAAAAGTTGATGATTATAAGCTCCTCCTGCATTATTACGAACAGCGGCTTTTTTATTACCAGCCTTTTTAATTAATTCTTCTAAAGGGGGCTGTGATACACCAATAGCATTATTTAACTTTTTTACATAACCCTTATAATGCTTATTATAGTGGAGCTTCATTGTCTCCTCATCTATATAAGGTTCTAACGCATTAAACGCGTATGGTAGCTTTACTGGCTTATAACCGCCTACCTCTTCTAGAATTAAATCTGCTAATTTATCGTAGTTCATTTCTTTCCAGCTTTCATGTTAAGACACCACTGATACATTTTTCCTTTTTCGCCGCTGTATTTTTTAGCTTTTTTACGAAGTTCAGTTACTGACCCCTTACAACTAGCACCTGACCTCTTAACTCTGCCCGGTCTGCTCTTACCCTTCTTTTTACCATCGGCATAGTTTTCTGAAAAAAATTGTATAAATGAATTCATTTTTTAAAAAGGAGTAAGTCTTTGTAAGCTTTTTTACTTAGTCTCAAGCTATATACCATATTTATATCAACGAACCTAAAGCCTACATGTTCGTGACTTAATTTTATAAATCTCGATTTAAGTTTAGTGTAAAAAATTACTCTTTTCGGTTTTTTGCTGAGAATACGTACCGGTACCATATCTACCCCGGTCTCTTCTTTAAATTCACGCTTCGCGCCAGTTAATATATCCTCTCCTACTTTGATATGACCACCTGGTAATTCATACGTACCGTCTTTATTCTGTAGGAGTAATAATTTACCCATGTAAATTGCTATAGTTTTCGCTGAAATACACGAATCATTCGCTGAACGTTCGCTTTCTTTAGTAAAATTAGATGGAGACATATAAGTATTTATAAATATTTATGACATGTTTGGACTTATTACAATGTTACTTACAACGCTCGGTGCAACGGGTATGGGCTCGATGCTCAAGATTGTCGGTGGTCTCTTCGCAGGTATATCAGACGCTAAAGACGCTAAAGCTAAAAGAGAGCTTATTAGAGATATGCAAATGCAAAAAGCAGATCTCGAATTTCAAAAAGCTGTTTTCGGTGAGATGGATAAAGATACATCTGCTTTTACCAGGGGTACTCGCAGGCTCATTGCTCTTATCGGGATGTGTAACTTTTTCGTCATCTCAGTCCTCTGCACTCTCTGGCCAGGAGTCGAGCTCGTTACCTTTACCCCTCCCGAAAACAAAGAGTCGTTCAAAATCCTCTGGGGATTGGTTTCTTTCCCCTCAGGAGCAGACATTACCACCTCAATTACAACGGGGCACATTGCTTTGGTCTCAATCGCCACTTTGGGAGCGATAATTGGTTTCTACTTTACACCAGGAGGTAAGAGATGATAGGCGATATATTGACATTTATTGAAAAAGTTGGGTTACCTATTACAGCTGCATTAGCTATTGGTTGGTTTTTATTTATAATTCTTAAGTTTATTTTAGCGCAAGTAAACGATAGAATTTCAGGTTTAGGTAACGCTTTATTATCTTTAGAAAATAAAGTTGATGTGATGAATAATGATATTGTGAAAATTGACGCTCTTTTTTCTAGTGCATTTAATGTTGAACCAAATCTTGATCGCATTGCAGCGAGCGAAGGTAAAGAAGATTGTAGAGACGATTAATTATGAGCGGTTACGAATTTTCACATTGGGCTGATATTATAACTAAATTTGGATTCCCTGTTATTGCTTTAATAGGTTTAGGTTCATTTATTTGGTATATTTGGAAATGGGTAACTAAACAAGTTAACCCTTCTCTAGATAAAGCTGGAGCTTCTTTAGGTAAACTTAAAAAACAAATACAAGCTCTAGATAATGATATGATAAGACTGGATATGAAATTAAAAATATTAATTCAAGAACGTCATATTATAGATAAAAATAAAAAAGAACTTATAACAGAGAAAGAAAAACCCTACTAACCGCAGCTAGTAGGGGGCTTAGATGCTCTAAGAGACAATCTAAGGGGTGAAAAAGTGATTATTTTTTAGCAGCAGGTTTTCTACCTCTTTTAACCGGAGGCTTCTTTTGCTTAGCTTTAAACTCTGCAAGTTCTGCTTCTGCTTTAGCAGCTAACTCTTTTGCATCTTCAACCACTTTGTTAACTTCTTCCAAGTTGTTACGTGTAACTAAAGCACCGGTAACGATACCTGCTACAAAAACAACGATATATAATAATATTTCCATAGATATTTATTTAATTCCTTTATCTTTAGTTTTCCAGAAATATTCATCAGTATCTCCTAAACGATATTCGTAACCATTTTCAACTTGATAAAATTCTGTACTAACCATGAAGTCAGGAGTTTTAGGAGTTTGAGGGGTTAAAGAGTTATCATAAACTCTCATCCTATTATTAGGGTATAATGCATATTGTCCGTTTTCTAATTCAATAATATTAAATGATTTATGTTCTGCAGGTACTTCTGCTGTTGAATAATCAGGTTGATCAGTATTTACATGATAGTTATCTAAAGTAAACATATAAGTACCTTTTACAATATCGTGCGTCCTTGTAAATACTTCAAAGTCCATACTACCGATGAATTGTTTGTATATACAAGTAACTCCATAATCCATACAATTCCAAAACTGTAGATTAGGTAAATCGTAATCAGGTGTTGGTGTCTCAGGTGACGATACAAAAGCAGTAATAGGTAGTTTATCATACACTGCACCGTATTCTGGTAAAAAGGTTTCAAAGTAAAAGGCTCTACCAGGAATACTTTTAGCAGTTACCCAATGACCTTCTACAAATTCACCATGTCCATCTTTACCATCTCTGAGATATTCTTTTCTAACATACACTTTCGTGTTCGGTAGGTTACATATTAATTGACTCATAAATTATACTCGCAACGCTAGATCCCAGATGACTAATTGTAGACGTGGACTGAATTTAAAATTATGTTTTTTGCACAACTCAGCTACCATAGCAGATTTCGCAGTATGCTCATCTCTACTACCACAACAAGGCATCAACCAAACATTTTCCGGGTTTACTAACCCGTTATCAATATATTTTTCAAACAATTCCTTTTCATCATCTTCTGAATCAATAACAAACTTAAAACATTCTCCCTTTTCATTATGATGAGCAATTACATCTGGTTTGTATCGACGGTCTTCAGGGTCACCGTTATTACTCATCTTAGGAGATAAGGTAAATGTCGCATCATATAAATCATACCATTCATCTTTAGGCTTTAAAGTACTATTAGATTCAAAATCGATACGAGGTTTGAATCCAAATCTTTCAACAAACGTCTCTAACCACATAAGAAGTCTTTTTTGCTGTAAGAGAGGTTCACCACCTGTAATCTTAAGAATAGCTCCTCTTTTTAATTCTTTATCATACCCATTATTAGCATAAAAATTATTAAGTTCATCAAAAGTATATCTATTCTTTACAGACCATGATACAAAAGAGTCACAACCGTGAGGTGAATCAGGAGAAGCAAATCCTTGACATGTTAAATTACACATAGCCATTCTCATAAAAACAGACGGCCAACCAATGTACTTACCTTCACCTTCTACGGTATAAAATACATGATCATTACTTAAAGATAAAATATCGTTACTCATATGCTATATTATAACATAGTTCCCTATAATTATCAAGCTTGAGTATTATATTTAATCAAAATTACATTAAAAATTCCAGGTATTTTACACCGGTATAAATATATAAATATTTGTATGCCGAAAAAAACACCTACTCGTAAAAGAGTAAAAGCGGTTAAGAGACAAGTGTCATCAGATGATGTTGCTCTTAAAAATACAGTCGATATTAACAGTGAAAAAAACTGGGATCTCGACTTCAAAATTAACGAAGACTACAAATTAACACCGAATCAGGTAGAATTTTTAGTGAAAGCATTGCAGCAAGATACGCGAATGTGTATGATTGACGGACCAGCTGGTACAGCTAAAACCTACCTCACAGTATTAACTGCATTAAAAATGCTAAACAGAAAACAAATAGATAATATTATCTATATTAGATCTATTGTTGAAAGTGCTTCACGTAGTATGGGTGCGTTACCAGGTGAGTTAGAAGAAAAATTCGCTCCATGGTCAATGCCTTTAGTAGATAAACTTGAAGAGATAACTACAGCAGGAGCAGGTTCAAACTTAATGAATAAAGGTTATATTAAATGTATACCTGTTAATTTTACTAGAGGTTTAACATTTAAAAATGCTTGCGTTATTATAGATGAAGCTCAAAATATGACTAAATCAGAGTTAACCACTATTTTAACTAGATTTGGTGAAAATAGTAAATATCTTGTTGTAGGTGATACATATCAAGCTGATATTGGTGAAAAAAGCGGTTTCATGAATATATTCAAAGCATTTGATGATCCTGTTTGCGATGAAAATGGTATAACTACTTTTAAATTTAACGAAGAAGATATTGTCAGAAGTGAGATATTAAGATTTATCGTCGAGAGACTCAACACCATTTAAAAGTTCTTTTAAAGCTTGTTCTAAACCGATTGGTTGTACATTTACTATCGGAGAATTTACATCTTCCTTTTTTGGTTGCGGTATAACTGATCGCATTTTTGCAAATACATCCTGTTCAAGTTTTACTTGTTGAGGATCTCGTTCACGGGTAGCGGGTATACCACTAGATATACCCGCTTGATTAATTGGATTTTTATTTATATTGTTTTGATATATATCTCCTAACCCCACGACGTACCTTCAAATGGATTACCTAAACCTTGCGTTACTTTATTATGTAAAGGTGCTGCATAAGTTTGTTCTTTTACTGGTTTATCTTGAGGAATTTCAGTAACTGTATTTTCTACAACTGCAGTTACATTTTCTTTCTCTGTATTATCTTGAATCTGTAGCGTAATATCACCGAGACTCTCTTCATAAATTGCACTATTCCCTTCATGCTCCCAGACCTCTACTTTAATAACTCTTACACGGTTATTAGTTTGTTCAGTTACAAATTTATTAGTTGTCTCATAAACCCATTCAGCAGTTCTTTCAATACCTACACCTTTTTCAGCAATACGTAAATCAATCATGCCCTTATCAGACATCAACTTAAATGTATTTAATTCTGGATCATCAGCAGCTACTACAGTTGTATGATCGAATTGATTTTCTAAAAGTTTTTTAATTTCTCTACAACCACCGAAATCATAAATCCAATTCTTATCATCTAATTGATCTGCTGTAAACCATAACTTACATTGCAATCTATAACCATGAATTAACTTACAATGACTATCTGCTCTCCACTGACGAAAGGCTGTACTACCCATCGGTATAATCTTTGTTGATACATATCTCATATTATTATTATGATAACAATTTATAAAAAATCAACTTTTTTAAAAATAATAGTTGACTTCAAAAAAAATAATTTTATAATATCTTTAGATAAGAGGGAAGGGACGAGATAATTATCTATATTTTTTTACTATATCCACGAATGACGTCTTATTTATTGGTATTAGTATAACATGATTTTTAAAACTTTCATTTAACGTTGTTTTAAAACCAATCTCTGATAAAGTTATACAATGCTCAGCTAATATGCTCTCAAACCAATTAAAGAATGACTTTTCCATATAAACTCTATCTTTAAGTCTTTGCATTGCTGCATTTCTTACGTTAGGATCAATATTTTGACCATGTCTTTGCAATACACTGATTGCTGCTTGTGAATTATTATCATCACCTCTATCTGCAACAGTATTAACTAATTCTTTTGTTAATTTAATTTGTTCATCTTTATTCGATGCAGTACCTAACTTCTTAATCCAATTATTAAAATATAAAGATAAATTTTCTCTTGAATTATTACCTGCAGGAGATTTTGGTGGTAAAGGATCTTTTATTACACCGCCACCTGGTTTACCTCCTGGACCTGGTTTACCTCCTGGACCTGGTTTACCTCCTGGACCTGGTTTACCTCCTGGACCTGGTTTACCTCCTGGACCTGGTTTACCTCCTGGACCTGGTTTACCTCCTGGA